GGATATGGCGGTACCGGTAATGGTAGATTGAGGGATTTGTTTGGGAATAGACTAAAATACTGGTACCCTAAGACACCAGAAGGAGAAGCGCAGTTGGAAATTGATAAGAAGAACGACGAACTTTTCTATGATCGCATATACGGATACGAAACAGTCCCACCCCCAAGTTGGGAAAGAGGAAACGACCAGAAAGGAGATGGGTGGAAATATCGAGGACGAGGCTTTAATCAAGTTACCTTTAAATCACTTTACAAGAAGTATGGAGAAGCAGCAGGAATCGACTTAGTGAGTAACCCTGATTTACTCAACGACATCCCAACAGCAGCAATAGTCGCAGTTAAGTTTTTACTAAACGGAATTGGTGGAAAGAATATAAAGAAAGAGAAGAATAGTTTTACGTCAGTAGATGACGCTGTGTATTGGTTTGTAAGAGCAAATCACGGTGGTGGTGAAGTAAGAGGAAGTGAGGGCCATTTAAAAGCACTAGACATAGCAACTAAGATCTATGCAGCTGGAATAGTGGGTAGTGGCGTATAGCGTTTGATTCAAACTAAAAATTTTGTATATTTAATAGTATGGATGAAGAAGACATAGCAATACTAAATGGTGCTGGGTTACCGGTAGAAGATGAAGTAGCACCAGCAGCACCAGTAGCAGGAAGTGTTGATAATACCGGTGGTGGGGCAGCAGGACCCAAAGCTAATGGTTCAGCTACGTCTGGATCTGGTAGTGTATTTGGTTTACCAATGACAGACTATTTGTATAGTCAAGGTATAACGGTGAGTCCAATGGAACCAGGAGCAGGACTTAAAGCAGTTGGCTTAGTTGCAAGTGGAAAGTTTATCGTAAACGATCACGATGCAGGAAGCCCATCAATCCTAATAAACTCAGGACGCGTTATCATCAACTCAAAAGAGAGCCAGACTATTATAGCAGGAGCACAAGGAGTGGCTCTTACGTCACCTACTAAGGTAAATATAGATGCTGATGAAAGCGTAACCATATTTGGAGACACAGGAGTTTACCTAGGAATACCAGGAAAGGGACAACCACCTAGTATTCCTGTGATATTACCTACTGATGAGAGATTCTACAAAGATGGTAAAAAACTAAAATCATACCCATCACCAGACGTTCCTTACGAACCAATGGTACTTGGACTAAAACTAGTTAACTGGTTAGACGACTTGCTTGTAGTTTTAAAGTACCAACAAAATTTAACACCAGTAGGATACTCTACAGCAAGAGAGGACACGCAATGGGATTTTTTGGCATTACAAACTCGACTTAAGGAGTTAATATCCACTGAAATTTTTGTCGATGGCTACTCACATGAGCAACCAGATTATGATTTAATAAAACCACCACCAAAAACTTTCCAAAAACCACAAACATCTATTGACGTTAACGTTAATGTTAGTATAGGTAACCCATTATCAATACCATCAACACCATCAGGACCAAACGTCAGCAAACCAGGATACTACGAATCAGCAGGACCAGTACCACCTGCATTAAACTAATTATATGGCTAATTTAGCAGGAGCAATGTCCTCAATAGGAGGATTCAATTTAGACACCGAAGCAGCTACAAAGTTTAGTGAAATGATGAAGGCTTTCAACAGTGAGATGCCTTTATTATATGGGTACATCTCTGAATGGGATTGGTACGCAGAAATGCTTCCATGCGTCGTAGTAGGTTTAGATAAGATTGTCGAGCACGAAAAGATAGTAGGATTAATAGCAAAGCCTGAACCAACAGAAGAGGACCGTAAAGCTATATCTGCGTATATGGATGCTGTTCCTATTAGTAGTTTTGCTATGAAAAACCATCCAAATGCTGGTAAAGCATGGGCTGCTTTTAATAAATATGAACTAACATGGCCGTCTCCTTTTTTTAAAGGTCCAAACTCGGCATACGTTTACGGATGGCCAAACACACAAGCAAACGATCCACGCCGTACAGGAAAAGTTGTTGTCTTCAAGGATGTAGCATCAACTCTTGGATGGCTGCTTGAAAACAGCTATAAGTACGGTTTTGTCTGGTACGGACCTACGGACGAAGTGTTTATATACGTAGGAGCAGCAACAGCATTTAGCGCAGATTTTAAAGCAGCCGCCTTATTAGGACTGCAAGCAGGACTATATAACGTATACAAGCAAGCTAAAGGTAAAGCACCGGAAACTAAACAAGAGGCAGTAGACTGGGTTACAGGCTTAACAGCCGATGGCTATGTGAATGGCAATGCAAAGATACAAAAAACATTGTTAGAAAAGTCGTGGATAGCTTGGGATATATTTATGAATAAAGTACAATAATGGACTTTGAAGAGATCTTTGCAAAAGGAGTAGCTACGGACTTAGAGCAGGGAGTATATGCAAATGCAGACGACTTCGCTGCTGGTATCACTAGGCATTATATATCCTCACTAGCATTAAACGCTCCTGTAGGCATTCCACCAACAATGCCATCACCACTCGCAGCAGGAGCACTAGTCCCAGTAGGACCTGGCAATTCAATCACAAACAAAACGAGAGAAAAAATATTTTACAACACAGTTAAAGTATATTTCCTAGGAAAAGAGTTATCACATGGACAAGTTAGAATACAATCACTATCACAGGACATACAAGCAGCAATAGCTACTTATAAGAAACTAACTGCAGAAGTTCAAGATTTACAGATCCAGATTCAACAGCTAGACGATAAGCTTAAGGAAATTAGAAGTACGATAAAATCTATTGGACCTGAGTTTAGAAAACTTATTAGCGCTAAAAAGGAAGTAATAAAAACTGCTTTTGGTGAAATAACATCTTTAGGAGATAAGTTCGAACAATTAAATAGGCAAAATCTTTCTGACTTTGACCTCAATGCAGTCATGGGACAAGAGATCGCAGACCTCAAGGCACTGCTAAGCTTAAAAATTGAACCTAGTCTTAATCTAACTTCTGTTGCGCAAACCTTTCAAACACTTGCAAGCTATGCGCAAAAATCAAAAAATACATTAGACAAGTATAACAATACATTTTCAAAAGAGGCTAACCTAAAGATGTATGTAAATAAAAAAATCAAAGCTGTTGTACAAGAGTTTATGAAAATGCTTGACGGCTTTGTTAATCCTGAAAAGTATATTGGATACTGGAGGGAGCTTACGTATGTCCCAGGAGGAGGTGTGATAGGCAGAACAATGCTTAAAGTTATTGAAAATAATAAAAAGCTAAAGGAGCTTAAAAAGAAATTAGTTGCAAAAATAGAAGCTAAAAAAATAGCTGTTAGAGCTCAATTGGATAAGAAGTTAGATGACTTGAAGGGTAAGTTAGCAACAGCAATAAAAGAGTATCAACTTAAGCAAGCACAAAAAAGACTAATTAAAGAACAAACAAAGGCAGCCGAACGACTTGCAGTTGGAAAGAAAATAAAAGAGACAGCAGTCCGAGTAAAAGCTAAAGCAAAACAAATTCGGAGATCTTTAACTCATTACAAGCTAATTCTAGATACAATACAAAGCATTTTTACTAAACTATTTGAAATCTACGCAGCAATAAAAAAAGCAATACAAAAAGCAGTGAAGGCAGTAGCTACCGTAAAAGAAAAATATGGCGAAGTAAAGTCTAATCTAGAAGAGTCAATATCGGCAGCTGCAAAGCAAGCAAGGCAAGAAGCATTAGATGCCTTCAAGAAAAATATAAACCCTGCAAACGCAGACACATCGACATCTCAACTTATGGTAAGCGTTGGAGATGCTACGCCAATAGTAAGGCAACTGATGGAGCAAGTTCAAAACTTATACAAGCTAAACCCATCACAAGTAGCAGCCTTCTTGCGAAGAGGAGGTAATGAAGTATTCTTAGTTGTTAGTAATATTGAGACAATATTGGCTGTTGATATCCCAAAGCTAAAAAAGCTTTTTATGATAAAACCAAGTAGTCCGTACTATCAACAACAGATGGAGGAAGTTGATCGCATCACAGAAGACTATAATTCAGTAGAAGGTGGTGCAGTAGGAGTATCAAGTATTGTGAGAGGAGAAGCTGATAGGCATATGACGTATTTGCGCTTAATCAGAAGTTGTCGAGTTATCAATAATAAAATAGAAGAAGCACAGCTTACAATAGACAGACTAATTAGGGAGAAAGAAGATGAGTTAATTGACGTAGTAAGGGAGCAACAGTATCTTGATGAGTACGTAGATACGTTGCTTGACGTTAATCCAACTGTAAAGCGAATAAAAAATAAAAAAAGAAAAAAGGAGTTTGATATTATTAAAGCGAAGGAAAAGTTAGCTAAGTTTAAAAAATTAGCTCGAGAAGCTCAATTAGCTTACCAACTTGTTGTAAATGGACCTAAAGTACTTGTAGGGTTGATACAAAACAAAGACGCACCAATAACGCAAAACGAGGCTGGAGTTACTAAACTCATCAACACTTTCCTAGACTTGCAGATTGAAAGAGGTAAGATAACAAAAGAACAAAAGCAAGCTGATTTCAAAAGGTTTAGAGCTAAAGTTGCTGATCTGAAGGCTTATGAACAAATATATCTATTCTTTAGAAAGCTAATAGAAGAGTGCAAAGAAACAGGAATAGTAGCTCAAATTAAGAAAATTTACGAAGAAAGGATAGAAGCAAAGGGTACTAAAATAAAAGGGGCAGCAACGGGAGTTTTTGATACGCTTATGGAGATACTGGACGGAGCCCAGAGTTCACCAAACCTACAGGAGTTAGCAGCAATACCGGGACAATTAAAAGCACAAGGAGATGCAATGTACTCAATAATAAACGCAGAAAAAGTAGCTTTTAAAAGGTTGAGAGTTAAGGCTGCGGGGTTGGGAGACTTCATCCCACAAGATACAAAAGATTCAGGACTACTATACATCAGATACCAATTAAGTAGAGCAACAGACCTAATCTTGCCAATACTCGATGCAATAAGCATATTCTTCAAACGGATAATGGAGTTTATTGGAGAGTTATTAGATCCTGTAGTTGCTTATATTAAGGGGGAAGTTGCGGAGCGAAAGGAGAAGTTACAAGCAGATGCAGCATCATACGCAAAAGCTAAAGCAGATTCAAAAATTAACATTGACGCTAAGATCATGACTTTTGTGTTTGGGTTAGCTGGAAGGCTGTTTTGGACAGGAAATAGTTGGACTAATCAATATGGTACTAAATTTATAGTAACAAGCGTTGGAAGCTTTTATCCTCCAATGGAGGCATTAAATGAAAATGGAGCGCAAGGGTATGCAGAGGAAATGGCAGAAGGCTTTAGTCATCAACTTGAACGTATGAGTGGAATAGCTATCCCACCACTAAGCACTGGAATTGTACCATTTACATGGCACGGATATTTAGGTAAGCAAGACTATGTGATAGGATCCTAATGGAATAATACAATAAAGTACTATTTATAAAAAACAAAAATATGAAACTAAGTCAATTTAAGTCCATGTTGCGTGAGCTTATCCGCGAGGAAGTTCAAGTTGCAGTACGCACTGAAATAAAAAAGCTTAATGAAAGTAAGCAGTCTACAGCTAAGCCTAACCAATCACTACAGGTAAACAGAAGAACAACACCATTAGTAACCCTAGACGAACCGTTTACTACCGTAGGAGGTCCTTTAGGTGATTTGCTGAACGAAACTGCAAAGTCGATGGCAGGATTTGATGAGGAATCAGCTGATCAAATAAACCCAGACTTCCCGACAATAGGATCATCGGCAACAGACATGTTTGTAAAAGATTACTCGTCTGTCCTAAAAAGATCGGAAGAGTTGAGCAATCCTAACTTTAGACCTTAATGGCTTATATCATACAAGTCAATCCTGTAGACCTAGAGAGAAACGTAGCTTTGGGTTTAGATCTTCCGTTAACTGGAGAGAGTGGAGCAACTTTTAAGCAAAATTACTTTACAATGGATCAAGCAGAGGCTAATGCAAAAAACCTTTTGCTTACAGAACCTGGTGAAAGAGTAATGCTGCCTGAGTTCGGATGTGGATTAAAAAAAACTATTTTTGAAAATTTAACTACTGAAACTATGATGACGCTGGAGTCAAGGATAAAAAATAGTTTCCAAACGTTTTTACCGTACATATTTATACGAAAGCTGCAGCTTACGCCAGACGAAGATAGGAACACGCTATTTGTTCAAATGGATATAAGTTTAAGTGAGTTGGATTTCGATACAAGATCAATACTACTAGAAGTAAATGGCTAATCAAGATATAAAATACTACGGAAGAGATTTTGATACTATTAAGAAAGGCTTAATAGAATTCACTCGAGCATACTATCCAGATGCATATACCGACTTTAACGAAGCCTCACCCGGATCGCTGTTTATCGACCTTGCGGCATATGTAGGGGATGTGTTGGGTTACTACACAGATGCCAACTTCAAGGAGTCCATGCTGCTACATGCACAGGAACGCAGAAACCTCCTAAGCATTGCATCAGCACTAGGATACAAACCTAAGCTATCAGTACCAGCACAAGTGGATCTAGATGTTTACCAACTAATACCAGCAAGCGGATCAGGTAATGGAAGCACACCAGACACGAGATATGGTCTAAAGATTGAACCAGGATTTGAAGTTCGTTCAGCAGGAACAAGCATTACGTTTACTGTACAAGACACAATCGACTTTAAAATAGACAACGCATTTAGCCCAATTGAGTACTCTGTATACAGCATTGACAACGCAACTGGTAATCCAATTTACTACTTAGCAAAGAAGGTGGTAAAAGCTATTAGTGCAACTGTGCAGACACAAACGTATACGATAGCAGCTCGTGAACGGTTCACAAAGGTATTCCTACCCACAACAATAGCCAGTCCGGTAATAGGACTAAAAGACATTACTGATGCCGAAGGAAATACGTGGTACGAGGTGCCTTATCTAGCCCAAGATACTATATTTGAACAAGTA